AAATAAACTGCCTTGTCGCGGGTCGCCCATGCTCTCAATGGCATGAATCTCATCTGCAATGGATTGACTAATCGCCTTTGCGCTCTTGCTGTTCTGATCAAATACCTCAAGAAATCGTCTTGCTCCATCGCTTAATCCGTCGTCAATAAGTTGGTTCTGGTTGAGATAATCACGTACAGGCAAGTCATTAGCTTTTAAGTCATACAGCTTTTGAGCAGCTTGCGCCAAGTCTTGAGCAATCGTGTTTTCAAAGCGACCGCCTTGTCTTACCAAGTCGTTAAGCTGTGCAAGGTTCGGCGCATTGCGTAAAAGCGCATTCAGTACATTTTTGGATGTATCGTCTAGGTTTTCTGATAAGCGCGCGATCAAGTTAGGATCATCATAAGCCCGCTGTGCAATAGCGGATTCAATGCGGCGTTTACCCTCTTGAGATAAACGGCCATCACTTGTGATGACTGCACCACGTTCAGACTGCGGCAATTGCTCCACAAAGCCACGGATAAAATCCATCGAGCTATCGATATTCAGTGAGCCGTCACTATTGGTTTTAAGCATAGACGCATCTGGCAGACGGTCTGCATCTGTACGCGCACGCTCAGACGCGCTCATTTGCGCTACATCGTATTCATTGGCAAGTCTGGCGAACTCTACACGATTCACATCAGAAAGCCGTGTACGCACTAAAACAGGCTGATTTACGCCTGATATATCCATACCTCTCTCGTTGGCCCAATTCTGTACGTATTCACGGTATGCATCTGCTCGGCCATTTTCGTATGCTTTACCAATCGCCAAGGTACGGCCATTGCCAGATTCGACCACATTGTCGAGGCCAATAATAGGCGCACCATTGGATAACATTGGAGATTCGCCCAGCCACTCAGGTTTCAAATCTGCGGCCATGTCTTCAATTTGTTGGCGTGATGCTTCGCGTGTTCGGTCACGTGGTTGTAGCTCGGCGGGATAAGCAGGATTTATGCCGTACAATTGGTCATTCGATGCAATCAGATCATTTAAATCTTTAATCTCATAAGAAAATTGATAGCTTGAGCCGTCCATTCCTGTAGCTATGCTCGTATCACCGTAACGCGAACTTAACTGATTCCATTTACCTTGCCATTTGTTAATCGCCTCGCCTGCTGTCATGCCTGCCATGCCGTTGTTTTTCACAATCGCATTGGCATTTTTTGGATCATAAGCGCGTACCACATCGATTAAGGGGGTATTCGGATCAGCTTTTAAAACTTTGGTTGCTCCCGCTGGGCCGAGCAAGTGCCCTAAATACTGCTCACTTCCTACAGGATCACGGCCAAGCTGTTTGGCCATGTAGGTATTAGTTTCCTTGATGTGTTTAAGTCCAATGCGAATTTGCTCGTTTAGATCAGCGCGATTGCCACCGCCTAAGCGTTTCCAAGATGAATCGATGACTTGAAAAATACCGTTGGCCGACGATGTGCTGTTCTGCGCATCTGTATTAAATTTGCCGCCTGTTTCAATGTGTGAAATAGTGAGAGCAACACCCGGATCAATGCCCGACTGTTGAGCCTTTAAAGCCAGTTGTTTAGCAGATGCAGGCAAAGCGCTGTTAGCAAAATCTATGCTTTGCTTTTTGGCTTCACCTTTGACCGAAGTTGGCACATTCACAGTCTGACCATTTAGAATTTGGTCTGTGGCTGTATCCAAGTTTCGATAGTGATTATTGATTTCTACAGGGCTATCGGTGAGAACTGGAAGTGTTGTATCTTCAAATTCCATTTCATTGCGTACAAGCGTTTCGTGTATTGCATCTTGACGCGTTTCTAACTGATCTGCATTGAGCTGATTGATTTCTGTATCAACTGCTTGATCAAGATTAGACGAGCGACTACGGAAATATCTTGCACCACCGAACATGAGCGCATTTAGCGCAATATCTGTTGCTAGAGTTTCACCTGTCACAGTGTAGCGTTGAGCTGCCTTGTTGTAATCTTGAGATTTTAAAATTTCTCCACTTACTGCCTGTACACCTGAGCCAACTGCAACACCGCCACCAATCGACAAAGCTGCATCTTTGAGCAGCCCACCTGTGCCACGAAAGCCATACGAGATAGGTAAGGCAGTTGCAACGGCATCACCAATGGCATTTAAGCCAGCCACACCGATCGCTGTGTTTGTATCCACACCATCATGTTTTAATTCTTGGTATTTAAAACTACCTGTCGATGTTCCAACCGTTGCGGCTGCACCGGGAAGACCACCCACTAAAGCACCTAGACCCGCTCTTGTAATGAAGTCCGTTATACCAAAAGCAATATTGCCTACTGTTCCTGTATTTTGAAAATCTTCTAACTGGTGAACTTCATAAATCAGTTTGTTTGAACGCTCGGTATTTTTATCTTGATGAAAATCTTTAAATGATTTTTCATTTACGTTTAATGGCCCATCTAAGCCGCCGTTTTTGACATCATCAATACTGTATTCAACATGATCTAAAACGCGATTAATGGGTTGTGTGACCGTGTCATAAGTCTTAACCAGACCAGCGACCGCACCACGAAACGGCGCTGAAACAGCGCCATCGAATAAAGCGGGTTCAGACTTATGGCGTGTGTCTTTTCCTGTAATCCCTTGCTCGTTGAGCGCGTCTATTTGCTGTTGTTCATCACTTGTGACACCTGATAACCAGTTACTCATTTTGTGACCCCTTGCAAACGAATACGCCAGATATTGCCTTTTACTGCCAACGGTTGACCGCGCTCATTAACCAAGTCATACAGCAATTCATTTTGAGCGGTTCTCACGCCAGATCGAGATAAACGAAAGTTTTGCAGATCATTAACCGAAATGCCTGTTTGCTGAGAGATGGTTTTATAACCCGATTGTATTTTTGCCTCAAAAGTTGAATCAGCCATGCCGTAAGGCTTTGAGACTTTCCAGTCACCTATTTTATTGTTGTTGTAGTCTTTAAAATTACCGTCTTGGCTGTAGGTTCCACCTGTGGCCAAAGACAAGGCAGTATCACCAATATCTTTTTTGTATTCGTCGGCATCCTTGTGTTGCTGCCCGCGCGCTTCAGTGAGATACGCATAAATTGACTGAAAGGCTGCATAAGTCATGTTGGCCGTTTCGCCTGATACTGATTGCCCGACATACTCATTAAATTTTTGCTTAAGCACATCATCCTTAGGCTGAATCATTTGCTTATTTTTTAGCGCCTGTTTGCCCGCGACAATCGCCGTTGCAACATCAAGCCCAGCATCCGAACGAAAGTTATTCATACGTGCCACGCCTGCCATTGTATACGCCTGATCGCCGTTGCTTAACTGACCAATTGCAGCGCCCCAAATACGATCGCCGCCTTTAATGCCACGGCTTTGACTAATCAAGTTACTGATCAAATCAATCTTTTGATTTGGTGTGGCTTCTTCCCATGATTTTTTTGCGTCTGAAAGTACTTCATTCGGGATAGGCTTAATCGTCGCATTCGAGTCAACATTACGCTGAGCCACTTGATAAGAGCCAATCGTGACAAGGTTTTGCGTAAACTGCGCGGGATTAACTTTCATATCCAGTGCATTGACTTCTGGTAATTGAATACCCTTCTCGCGTAATGCCTGAGTCGGATTTTCTTTATTAGTTTTTAGTTTGGCATCGTAAATACTTTGATATGTACTCAAGATTTTATTTTCCGCTACTGGATCCGCGCTCGATGATTCTTTCTGTTTAACCTTGCGCTGATTGATCTCGGCCAATTGTTGATTTGTCGATAGCTTTGAAAATCGAATAAAGTCAGACGATTGTTTTTTATAAAACTCATACTCGCCTTCAAGGGCTGTACCCTTCACCGCTGTTTCGACATTGTTTTGATAACTTAAGTCAAGGTTCTGGCCAGTAAGTACATTTTGTTTAAAATCATTCAGCACTTTTTCAGCTTCATTGAGCCGTTTATTCTCATTGACCTGTTGTTTTTGCTGAAGCGTTGCGATCTTGCTAGCAATCTCGGTGCGATACTTTTGTACTACGCTGCCATCCAAAAACTTTTTATCTTTAAGATTAGCCGCTGTTGTCTCCAATGCACTGATATCATTTGATGAAATCGCATTGGTGATGTCGTTATTAACTTCCATCATATCGCGTGTGGTTTCGTACTTTAAAAACATGCTTTCTTTTTGAGCCTGTCCGATAGACAACGAAGAAAGGTTCTGCAGTAAGTAGTTTTTACCCTCATCACGATTCATTCGGGTTGATACATCAAAATAACGCTCACCTAAGACCGCCCCTTTTTGCTCATCGGCTCGAAGTTGTAGCGGCATAAAAGCGGATCGTTGACGATTGACGTTTGAATCCCAATAGCGTTGTAAATCTTGCTGAGCGTGTCCGGGTAAATCTGTTTTTAACTGATTGAAACGCTCACTAGACCATGTGTTTAGTTCTTCATCTGCCTGTTTTGCATTAATTTCACCATTGCCGACACGGTTTTTAATCTCGCTCACTTTGTCGCTAAAGTCGCCTGTCAATGTTTCATCAAGCTTAAGCTGTCCTTCTTTGGCCTGTAGTTGATTGTTGTACAGCTCTAAATTCTTGGCTGATACTTCTTGCTGACGCTGTTGTTCATCCTGCTTTTGTGCAAGCTGACTGGTTGTATTTGAGATGTTTTGCAATGCCCCAGCAAGCATTTGGCCGCTTTGATCTTGCGGCATTTGAATACGTTGCACTTGGGGCATGGCATTACCAAAATTGCCTATTGGGATTTTAGCCATTACTTCCAGCCTCTTGATGAATTAAGCCCTGCTGAGGCCATGTTTAATGCCGTGGTTGCTGCTGCCATATTCGCTTGATTGCGATATGTTTTTGCTTCGGCTCGTAGACGTTGCGATGAGTTGAATCCTGAGATTTCAGCCATTGCCGCATCGTATTGCCCGCCTTGCTCGATCTTGTCATTGATCGTAACGGCGGTACCATCGCCTACGCTCAAGCCATTTTCTGCGGCTGCTGCACGTGCGCTCGATTGTTGTTTGGCCACGTTGTCACGAATGCGGGCTGCTTCCACTCGTCCCGCACCTTGTGCGGCCTCTGCATCCGCTTTGGCTTGCTTTGATTGGGTTCGATTCGTTGTATATGCTGAGTAGCCCGCCAGTGCTGTAGATGCAACCGATGTTGCCATTGCGACTTGAGCCAATAGCGGGAGTGCTGCGACTGCTGCCATGTTTAAATCTCCTTTTCCAAAAACACACCAACTTTCGAAAACCCTAGAGATTCATACATCTTGATTGTGTGTTCAGTATTCACCATTGTGCTGGTACCGCACTGCACTCGATTCGCGCCAACTTCTTTGGCCCAGAATTCAAAGCACTGAGCCAATGCACGTGCAATGCCTTGACCGCGTTCATCCGGGCTAACATAGACCACATAATCAAAAGCAATCTTGTAGTTAGACTGCCAGTCTGTAGCTACACCACCGACAAATCCCCCCAGGATAACGCCGTTCTTTTCAGCCAAAAAAATGACGCCACCACCGTTGATAACATGATCAAAATGCGCCGCTGCTTTTTCGGGAATAAAGCCACGGACGCGGTAGATTGGAGATTCTTTTGCGAATAACTGGCCCATCTTTACCAGTGTGGGAATGTCATCATTGGTGGCTACACGTAATTCCATGGTTATCTCTCATTGATCGATAGTTGCATGGCTACAGCTTGCAAGTGAAAAGGCAAAGGTTTGTTGTGTGTTATTACAATTGGTACCGAATGCAAGTCCGTCCAATCTCCACCCTCGATCAAGTGATACCCTGTACGTGGTGCCTGTGAATCCATGGGTGTATTATCAAATTCAAATAGCTCTAACAGCTCGCCGTTCAACTCAGGTGCCAGCGTCTTATTAAAAAAGAATGATGTACGGTCTATTTTGGCTTTGAAAAGTAATGTCGATGATGGGTTCTGGCTTAATTCTGGCGGGAACAATACCGCTTCACTATGTATCGTTTGACCAAAATTGATCGATTGGCCAGACATTCCCTGAAACTTCATTTCCGTTTCAGAATCAACAAAATCAATAAAGTAAATCGACTCGCCATTTTTTTGATTGACAGACAAATCGCTCAAATAAGCAAATCCTGATTTACTTAATGTATTGCTTGCAAGTGTGACTGTGCGCTGAGAGTCCATAAACGCATCGAAAGAGACTTGTTCTAAGCAAGTGGTACCATTGCGGCTAACCAACATGAAACACAGGTCTGAGCCTAAACCAGTGGGCACAGAACACATGCTTTTCACGATGCCGCCAAAATCCTGATTGGCCCATGCAATTACTTCTTGGTCACGGTTGAATGTGATCGATGCCACTTGGCCATCACCTAAGACGCACCACACGATTGATTCTGGCTCTTGTTGATAGCAAATTTCATTGATCCCGCCGTGCAGCTCACCAATGTGTGACGATAGCGCGCTAATCTCAGGTGATACCAATCCGTCCACTTCATAGCGATATGACAATGCACGTAAGCGCTCACCGCCACGCTGAATAAACAAGATCTCGTTACCCACACGGCAAGGACGAGTAAGCGGATAGCATCCATAAGCTGTATGTTCGTTGATATTCACTGTTGTTGGGGTCAAGGCTCCATCACTGGTGACCATGTACTCACCGCCAGACGTCAAGCATACAACGCCGCGCTGTGCTTCCAAGAATAGAATGCTGTTGGCCAGACCAGATGCGGATACTACGCTAAACGCGTCGCCGTCTTCAGTCGTTTCAAGAAAGTTACCGTTGCCACCCACGGCGCTAAACCAGATTTTATTCGGTGCTTTTTTTGTATTGGCCAGAACTAAACGCTGTTTGAAGTACGTGCAGCACTTTGGGTAACCGTCTGTGCTATTAAACGCTGGGGGTAATATGGTCCACGCCCGCTCAATTGCTTTTACATCTGATTCAAGCTTTACCAAAATCTCGCCGTTGACCTGATTCACACTTACAAATTGAGTGATCCGAATAATCCCACCATTCACATCTATAAATTTGCCCACATCACTCGCGGTAAATCCGCTCGAGTCGCTTGACACTTCACCCCAATAGGTCGGTGATATATCGGGTCGATAGCCGTCACCATCTCGTAAAGCCTGATACAAACGACTGTTATACGAAATGACGTCACCAGTTAAATATGTTGTTGTCAGCACCCATGCACTGATCCCATCTAACACGAATGAGATAAATGATCCAACATCCTTACCGCTTGGTTTTCCCTTGCGAAATGGACTACGCGCCCCCTCGGCATCGGTCGGCGTATTAGTGTAAGTGAATTGGGTAAATTCCCAATTTGTGAAGTCTGTCGAGCAACGAAATCGTTGTACAGGCACATCACTATGCGTGAAAAACATCTCATAGCGATATTGTACAAACTGTACTTCCTGAATCTGCTGTGCTGTGTACGGCGTGGCAATCGATGCAACGACAAGCTTAAGACGTGGGTCAAAAATCTGTATAAGCTGAGGTTTTAAAATCAACATATACGC